CCTATCCCATTAGCCGAGATTGCGCCGCCTTCGTCGAAAAGCGCGCCGGACTTCGGCAACAACGCTTTGAAAGAGCTGCGAGCTCATCGTGGAGGTTCCCGTGGCTGATCGACGCCTGGCTGTTCCTGAGATCGATAACTATCGCTTTGCGGTGTTCTGCTGTTCCTTCAAGGTTGAACTGGGTTCGACGCCTGACCATGCGCTCGCGCTGTTCTTTGATGCTGCTATGGCCAGGCGCTACGGGGCCTGGATGTGGCCGAACACCTTTGAGGTTGTCGATGTGGTCACGGGGAAGTCGGTATGCGCGTGAACGCCGTCACTTTGCCGTGGCCACCGAAGGTACTGAGTCCCAACGCCCGCGTGCACTGGGCGACCAAGAGTCGCGCGGCGAAGGCGTACCGGGACGCCTGCTACTTGCTGTGCCGTCAGGCTGCACTGACCGTGCCCACCGGGCGGGCGCTGTTGTCGCTGGAATTCATACCGCCTGACCGCCGTCGGCGGGACGATGACAACTGCATTGCAGCATTCAAGTCCGGCCGTGATGGCGTGGCCCAAGCCTTGGGCATCGACGACAGCAGGTTTGTCACTCAGCTACAGATCAGTGCGGAGATCATCAAGGGCGGTGCCGTGCGGGTGCGCATCTCCGATTACATCGAGGGCAATGCATGAGCACGGCGGCGGTCAAGATCACCGACGCAGAAATCAAGCGGCAGGCGGCCGGCGGTGTCCGGGACCTGCGGGATATCGAGAATCGCGGACTGTATCTGCGCTTTGCTAAAGACCGGGCGCGGGCATCGTGGTTTCTGGTTCTGAAGGGCAAGTGGAACCTGGTGGGCAGCTTTCCCGACCTCACGGCGAAGCAGATCCTCGCTGCATTGCCGGGTATCCGTCTGCGCCTCGATGCTGGTGCCGGGTCGACCCTTTCCAAGTGGGTCACCACCCGTGAGCTGCTGGACTGGTTCGCAGACCGTATGTCCCGCGACCGCAACCTGTCGGACAAGCGCAAGAACACCGGCGCGTCGGCCATCAAATGCCACCTGATCCCGCGCCTCGGTGAAGTCCCGCTGACCAGCATCGACAAGGCAACGCTCGACAGTGAGCTGATGTGGCCGCTTCAGGAAACCATCTCCATCGACTACGTGCGGTCGGTGTTCCAGCTGCTGGCCCTGGCCTTCCGCCAGGCGTTCAAGCTGCGGCTGATTTCGGAAAATCCCATGAAAGACATCAAGTTCAAGGACTTCTCTACGGCTAAGGTCGGGATCAAACCTTCGCGGCTGCGCGGCACCCAGTTGCAGGAGCTGCTGACCAGCCTGGCGGGCGTCGTGTCGTTGACCCCGGCTGACGGGATGCTGGCCCTGATGATGCTCTGCCACGGCACGCGCATCGGTGAGACGCGGCAGGCGCGCTGGTCACACATCAGCTTGGCCGAGGGAGAGTGGTTCATCCCGGGCGAGCACACCAAGACCGGTGTCGAGCACCACCTGCCGCTGACTGGCCAGGTTCGACACCTGCTGATGTGGTACAGGGACCGGCAGCAGGCCCAGGGCTACGACGGGCAGTTCCTGTTCCCAGGGCGTGGCGGTGAAGTTCTCAGCGAGGGTAGGGCGAATGGACAAGCCACGATCTGCGCAAACTTGCTCGCACCTGCTGGGCCGATATCGGCATCGACCACCTGATCGGCGAACTGCTGATTAATCACGCCATGGGCCACAACGTGAAAGTTTACGTGCAGTCGGGGGTGATGGACCGCAAGCGCGATGCCTTGGAAAAGTGGCACGCCCATCTAGACGGCAAGGGTTTTGGCCTGATTCACGCATTGACCGGCTTTAGATACGAAGATTCTGATAACCCGCTACAGCCCACGGATTACTTGGCCTCTAGCGCAGATGCCAACACCACCATAGGCGAGGTTTCAAAATGCTGATTCGGATCGATCATCGAACCCAATTTGCAGTGCAGCCAGGCGATATCAGCGCGATGCGAATCAGGACTGACGCATTAGGTCCCAGCTCCTTGGTGCTGCAAATGATCGGCGGTCAGGAGATTGTTATTCCCTCAAAAAACGATGCTGGAGCCATCGATCTGAGTGCAGTGTTTGAGCGACTTTTGGAAGCCAGCAAGTGAAAAAGGTCCACGGCCCGAGTTTCCGCAAGACGGTGCGTCCGCTCCGGGAATGCTCAGCCTGTCGCGGCACCGGCCTGGCCAAGGGCATGTTTTACGAAATGGATTGCGCTGCATGTAACGCTTCGGGTTGGGTCTGCGCCGAAACCGGCCAGGCCCTGGAACTGCCCGAGCTGGTCCTGCAACTGAATATGAAGCTGCGAGCGATGGCTCGAGACCTGGCACAAGCCGGGCACCCAGGCGGCGCGCAGCAGCAGTACGAACAGAACAACCGCCGGGGTGCCGGCGGATCGAATTACACCGGGGATTAGGGGTAGTCATGAGCATTTATTCGAGCGTACTGGGTGGTGTGGTGTCGGCCCTGGCAGCCGAGGCAATCGATAACACCAGCAAACAGGCCTGGCAGAAGCTGTATAGCCCACATGAAGAAGAGCAGCGCGACATGTCCTCGCTGTTTCGAAGCGGTACGGGCGGGGCTATTGATCGCACCCAGGCGGATTGCTGGCTCGCGGCCCGGCTGCATCACGGGCTTGAGCGGAAACATATGAGCGCTTTGGTCGCGAAATACAGCACCCACAAGGCAAAGAAGGTGCAGGCCATCAGTGAATTGCGCTTGCTGGTGCGAACGCCTGCGCCGACGCTCTTCGTCTATAAGGCGGTGACGGCCTGGGCCATCCCGAAACTGAAAGGCATCGATCCGTTCGTGAGCAAGAACGTGACCATTACCATTCCGCTGGATACGCCAGATTGGCGTCGCGATGCACAGGTCGCTGCATCCATTGCAGCGGGGAAGGCCAGCAACAAGAGGGCCGAATCGAGGTCAGCCGATATGATCGTTCTGCCGAAAAGCTTCTACGACATGAACACCTGGGACCCTGACGCGCGTCCTGAATCGACTCGCCGGGAATGGCGCCGCAACATCAATGCCGCCTTAGATACATTGGTCAACGAGGCGCTTTGCCACGCTGGGGAGATCCTCGACATGGAAGGGCTGATTATTTCAGATGCCGCGTGATAGCTAGTTGACACCGAACCAGCGTTCCATCACTATTAATCCCATCCTGTCATTCCTGCGTGTGTAGGACTGACCATAAAGAACCCGACCCTGAGTCGGGTTCTTTATGACCTGAATTCAAAGCCCAGCCATTGTGCTGGGTTTTTCGTTTTTGGCGAGGTCGACTGTCTGGTGATGTCGTGGGTCTCATAAGCCCATTCAGCTCGGTTCGATTCCGAGTCTCGCTACCAATGTTGTCCATTGCCGGGGTGGCCCTTCGGGGATTGCCCGGCCACCGATTGGCCGGATTGTGCGGTGGTTGAAGAAAACGCCGGCAGTCAACGTGCCCCAGGCTCCTGCATCCTCCGGGGTAGTGCTGACGGACTGAAGGGAAAGACCTTCACTTTACGCGGATGATCAAAGCCCGGCCTTCACGGTGCAGGGGTAACAGTCAGTGCGGGGACTGGAGGGAAGCGCCGCAACAGCAGCCTGAAAGGGCGGCCATCTGCACCCATTTCAAGGCTCGCCGCTCTCGGTGGGCCTTTTTTGTTTTCAGCTCCCCACGAGGGAGGACTTCGGATTGAAAATCATGCCCGAGAAAGATCCGTCGTTCTGGGTGCTCATCTTGACCGCCTTGCGAGACAACGGTTTGGCGATGAGCCTGACCGCCGCTTTGGTATGGCTCCGCATCCAGTACGACGGCAAGGAAACCCGCCCTTGGCGCCAGCTTATAGAGGCGTTGCTCGGGGCCTTTCTTGTCATGGTTGTCGGGTTGACCGTGAAAGAGTTCGGACTTAGCCCAGGCTGGTCATTTTTTGCGTCTGGATTCGTCGGAATTCTGGGTGTTGATCAGGTTCGCCAGATTGGCCGGCGCTGGGCAGAGCGCAAGGCAGACTCCGCATGAAGATGATCGACGACGCGCACCGCTGGCATCGACTCTGGTCTGTTCGCCTGGCGCTCTCTGGCGCGGTGCTCAATGCCGGCGCCATTGGCTGGACGGTGTTCCAAGGGGCAGTCAATCCGCTGCTGTACGCCGGCATCAACATGGTGTTGGGTGTTGGGGTCGCAGTCGTTCGCGTTCTCTCCCAGGCGCCGCCTGATGGAGGTGGTGATGAACATTCTTAAATCCATTTGGGCCTTCATCAAAGGGCCTTTCACTGAGGTATCTGCAATGCCTGATGACCTGATCCAGTCCGGTACCACCGATTCAACGGCTCAAGCTTTCGTCTTGAACGTTACGGCGCCAGCCTCTACGGCTTCCCAGCTTGCTGCGGGCCAGATCATCACCGACGCGCCGGCGCAGATTTCTTCGCCAGCCGTCGATGACGCTGCCGCCCCTGATTTGGTCGAGACGCTCGAAACCATCCTGAAAGCCCTGGGTCACGAATTGCCAGTGTTCTGGGA